CAGCACTAGCTTGAGGACCACCCATAATATTTTTACCACTAAATAAACTTTTAATACTACCCATAAACCCCTTAGTGCCCAAATTAAATCCTTGCGCCAGTAAAACACCATTTGCTATCCACCCAGCAGCTTTACCAAGTAATATCGTAGCAGCTACTTCGTAAGGATGGTCAGCAGCAAATTTTAAAAAATTACCAACTATTTCTCCCAACGATTTAGCAGCTCTTTGAATCATACCACCAATATCATTTTTTTCAAGCCAAGCTCTAAATTTAGTTATTGCACCATCAGGACCATTTGCTTTTCCCAATTCTTGAGCTAATGGAAGCAAATATTGTTTAAATTGTTGTATTAATGCAGTTATTTGTTCGTCAAAACTCATCGCAGCTTTTGCCCTTGCTTCTAATGTAGCCGTTTCTGCTGCTTTATCTTTAATTAATTGTTTAGCACTATTATCCAATGAGTTAAGAAATTTCTTTTCCCCACCAATTTCAATAAACGCTTTACCATTCTCATCCATTTGTGCTGTATTTGCTAATAGCTCTTCTTCCTTAGGACTTAATCCACTTATTGAAAATTGAGATTTAATTTTCTTAAGTTTAGCCATATTCTTACCAGCGGTAACCAATGCGTCATATGATATACCAGTTTTTTCTGCCACTTCTTTAAGTCTTGACATTTCAACCGTAGCTAAGGTTATATTTCCCTCTGAATCAAAAGAAGCATTTTCGGATGCAGCATCAGCAACAGCTTTAGTTAAACCCTCAACATCATTACGAGCCATATACATTAATTTGAACGGTTCAGCCAATGCAGACCATTTACCACCCAATACTTGTAATTGTGCTGACATTTCAACTGCTCCTTCTATATTCCATAGCTTATCCGCCATTGGAGTTATATCGTTCATTTCAATACCTAACTTAGTTACTTCTTCGGCCATTTTTGCTAATCCCTTTACACCATTTTTAAAATTGTATTTGTTTAATAACTTTATATTATTTTGAATGTTTTTAACTACCTTAGTAGCATTTAATCCCATTTGACTTGCATCATTCATTGTTTGTTCAACAAAATCACGAGTTCTTTCTGCTGATAAACCTTGTATATCCATTTCAGCAGTCAATTTTGCTGCCGCTTCAGCAGCCATTCCAGTACCTTTGGCCAGTTGTGATATTGCTAGTAACCCTTGCTTACCTAGTTCTACCGACCTTCCTAATTCTTCTGAATATGCTGCTTGTGATTGAGCAAGGTCTTGAATTGTTACACCCATACCAATAGCTGCGTCTTGAGCTGACACAATATTATTACTTAAATCTGTTGCTCCTTCACTAAATAATCCCATGCTTAATGCTGTGGATTTAATGGCTTTATCCATTTCAAATATTCCAAAACTTTTAAGTTGTCCAAAACCCTTTTCAATGTAATTTGGAATTTTACCAATATTTTTAGCAATATCTTTAAAAACAATACCAGTTTTGTTTACAGCAATGTAGTTTTCTTCAAGTAATTTTTTTTCATCTTTTAATCGCTTTAATTTTTTATCTAAATCACCCAACATGCTATTCAATGTAAGCTGTTCAGCCTTTGATGCTTTTTTAAGTTGTTCAATTCGTCTTAATCTTTCTTTTTCATATGATTTAATATCTCTTTGAATCTTAGCAATTTGTTTAAGTTGACCAACAAGTCCTTCGGTCCCTTTTCGCATTTCTTTTTGTTGACTAATACTTTCCCTAAGATTAGTCATATAATCCGACTGAAACCCTCTAACACCTTTCCAATTTTCACCAATTTTTCTAACTTCAAATCCTTGTTCTTTTAATAATTTATTAGCGTCATTTATACTATCAAGATTATTTGGATTTAAATTAATATCTGCCATGTTGTGTTTTGTTATAAATATCTTAAAATAAAAAAAGCCTTATTTCTAAGGCTCTTTTTTTATGTTTGTGGTATTTCACCAGATTTTAATTTGTTTTTTAATGCCTGCCCACTAATTTTTGTTTTTCTTTCACCTTTTGAATTTGATGCACTACTTTTTTGCGCTTCTTCAAATCTTTCTTTTTCTTCGGTTTTATTTTTAACCAATAATCCTAAATGAAATCTTCTTTCATTTGTTGGCATCATTAAAATGTCCGAATAACTAATCTTTAGATGTTGCATACACACGTGTATTTCTTCCCAAAGACTTATTTTATATTGATAAGTTAGGCCAAAAAAACCTGATGTTAAGTGGAAGAAAGGTTTTTACGGACCCACCTCTAGGAGTCCTAACTTCAATTTCCAAATCAACACCACTTTCAATATTATCAACAAATTCTTTAAATTTTTGACCATCACGAACCCTCATGTTATCTATAAACTCATTAATAAAAACTTTATTTTGATTTCCATTAACCTCTATAATTTGTTTTTGCAACTTATATGTATTAGCTTTATTAATTAATTCACCATTTTCGGTATCATCAGATGTTAATTTTTCAATTTCATCAATATCACCAACTGTTAATAGTTTAAATTTAATTGTTGCCTTTGACACTGGTAAAAAAAAGTCAAAATATCCATTTTCATCTGGTGTATCACCAAGTGGCTTAACCTTTAATTGCGTAAGGTCAATTTCAGTTTCAAATGGTTCGCCATCTTCATCATATATTGTTACTGGATACATTTCACCATAGCTAGTTGCCCTTAACCATAACATTATGGCATTTCTATCACCAACGTGTAGGTCTTTATATCTAATATCGTTATCTAAAATCTTTCTATTTATAAGAATTTCTAAAAAATCTCCACTTGTCAAAAGATTTGGTGATGATAGAATATTTTCATCGGCAGTTGTCATATAAGCAATCTTAAGATTAGCCTTCTTACCACCATAAATTTTACCACCCGATGGTAAAGGTATAACATCAAAAGCACAATTAAATTGTGGTTGACTTAATTGTTGAATATATTCGTTTGTATCCATTTTTATTTTTTTTTCAATAATTGATTTTGGTTCAGAATTAATAATTGGCTGTGGCTTTGGCTGTGGTTGTGGTTGTTCTACTTGTATTGGTTTTCTGTCTTTAGCGCTTTCATATTTTTGATGATAAGATGCTGTTTGTTCTTGATTTTTTTTCAAGACTTCATCTCTCATTTTTATTTGCTCTTCAGTTCTTTTACGCATTTCCTCAACAGCATCCCATCCAGTATCACCAACTGTCTCAGTATAAATTTCATTTGCTAGATTAAGTTTATTCATTTCATAATCTGAATCACCAGATATATTTTTTATTGTATCTAACTCTGGCGTGTACGGTTTTGGAACATCTTGTGATTTTGATTGTTCTGTGCTTGTTGGAAAAACATTTGGTCTACTTGACATATTTTTTATTTTTTATTTTTAAATCTTTATATCGTACTGTTAAATTAATATATGCTAAGTCGTCATTAGCATAATCTAAGGGTGACCATTCTATTTTTAGAATTAAACAATCTGTTAATATAAATGTTTCCATAACATTTCCTATTGGGTCAAGCATTTCCATATTTAATTTAAACATATTACCATTAATTTCATAATCATTAATTAATGCTAATAAATTTTTTGTTAAGTTTAAATGTAACGGGTCATACAACACAATGTTAATATCATTACAAAGCGGAAACGATGGTCTGGTTGAACTCTTTACACAAGACACAGGAATATTTGCCTTTTTTGGAAATTTTAAAAAAAACCTATTATTTTTTTTAGGTTCAAATTGTTCAAACTTTAATACCTTTGCAACATCATGTACGTCATATACACTTTTAAAATCTTCTTGTATGCCTATTGATAAGTCTTTAATTTGTTTTTTTGTTTTTTCATACATTTTCTTTGACATAGCATTAATTGTATTTCCAGTTAATTCCATTTTTTAAAACTTTATAATAAATATAACCCTTTGATTTTTTTTGTAAATAGAATATAAAACCCCATAATATATGGGGCTGTATAATTTTTAATTAATACAAGTCAAGTGTTTGACACAAATAATAATATAGCTTTGTCAAATAAAAATCAGAACAAAAGTATTGCACGGTCAAAACGTAATGTGGCTGTTATCTCAGCAATTCCATCATCATCCATAGCCAAATCACCAAATCCAACATTTGTTAACATTGTTCCATCAAGTAACCATTTTTCAACTACAACACCTGTTGGGTCAAGCATTTCTAGTTCTACAGGTCTTTTATAACCAGCAGCATAACCTTGACGACCAGTAATCGACTCAGAATGTAAACGAACCCACTCCATAATTGCTTGCGATGCTGATGGGCCAATAGGGTCACGGAAGGTTACATCAATGCTTTCCCAAGTAAATCTACCAATTACCCAAGTCGAAGTATTTAAAAACGGTATTTCAACCTCATTTTGTGTAATTGATGGTCTTGAAGCAGTTGATAGCCACCACTGTTGAATACCTAAATCAGCTGGAAATGTAATAAGCCAACGATTTTTTTTCTTAGGTTCGTAAGGCAAAGGCATTTTCATTAATAAATCGGCCATTTTTTTTAAATTTTTAAGATATTTATTAGTATATTTCTAATACTAAATTTTATTGTTTATTATAAATATCTAAAAAGAAAAAAAAAATGAATAAAGAAGAAAAATTTATTAATAAGGTTAGAAATAAATTTGGTGACAGATATGATTATTCTAATATTAATTATTTTGATTCAAAAAAATATGAATTAGATATATAATAATTATGGCCGATTTAATTAAATTGGCCATAATTTATTTTATCCTCGCATTAATGTTTTAATTCTTTTAAGTTCTTCCATTAACTCAGGTTTAAAACTTTCATAACGTATTGGTGAAAATGGTATATCTGCTGGGGTTACATTATCCGAATCATCACCTTGTTGCGTTTCAGGTGCCGATGATTGCGTTTCAGGTGCCGATGATTGCGTTTCAGGTGCTGAAGGTTTACCACCAGCATTTCCGTTAATTGCGGCTGTTTTTTTACCACCAGTTTTAGTTGGTTCTTCTTTTTGTTTATGTAAATATTGAAATAAATTAATTGCGGTACTCATAAATGCAATTAAATTATTTTTAAATCGACCTCTATCTTGTGCATCTTTAATAAATGATTTATTTGGTTCGTTAATATTATAACCTTTTTCTTCTTCTAATTTATTGATATTACCACCAAGATTAGCCATTTTATCAATCATATTACCATATTTAAACTTTCCAGAATAAACACTAATAAATATGTCATCAATAAATGCCTTTAAAGCATTGACAGCTTGTGCATTTGCTGGGTCAATTGAAAATAGTTTACTAAAATCAGTTGCCATAATAGGATTACGTTCAAAATCTTTCATAAAATTTTGAATAGCTTTATCATCTCCAGCTTTTATTTTTTTAACTTTATTTCTAATTAACTCAATTCTATTAATAAAATCTTCAAAAGATTTTAATTTATCCATAGATAAATTTTTCTGTAAAAATTGAATTAATCTTTTGTCTTTAATATACTTTCCTTCAAATAGATATGTGGTATCTAATTTTTTATTTTCTTCAAATCTACTTCTATCACTTAAAGGATTTACAGCTTTTGTTTTTTCTTTAAATGGAGCGCTTAATTTAGATTTATCAATAACAAATGCGTTTCCATTTTGTCCTTTTACATAAACTTTATCTTTTCCGTATTTCCAATCATCTGGTGTTTTAAGAACGGTAACATATGTTTTTTTACCATCATTGGTTGTGTAATAACGTTTTTCACCTGCTGAAAATGTACTATTTATTGCCGCACCAGTACCTACATTATTAGCAGTACGAATACCTAAAGATTTTCTATTATTTACAATAAATTGAAATAAATTTCTTAAACTATTATATAAATCATCATTTGTTCCACGTGAAACATCAGACCCTTCTTTATCCTTATCCTTAGGGTCCTGTTCTTTACCTTTATCCGCTATAACCTTAGGGTCTTGTGCTTCTTCTTTACTAATTGTTGGACCATCTGGTTCAACAACACCAATCCCACCATCAATATTTAACATTGATTGATACAAATCATTAAGTGTTTTGGCTCTAGATTGTTTTTGACCTTTCATTCTCATTATTTTAACGAGAGCACCAGTCGCTAAAAGACCCACTCCAATTGGTCCCAATACACTAGCTAATCCAGCAAATTTAGTAGCCAATGCCGTACCAGCACCCCTTATAATTGCTGTTCCGCCCGCTTGAATTATTTTTTGTGCAAAAAAAGATGCAGCTTTTGAGACGCCAAAAAGATTTTGACCACCTTTCATACTACCAAAAGTATCATTATTTGGATTAAATAATTCCCCAACAGACTTTGACGCATTTTCACCACCAACTAATTGTTGTAATTGTTGAATTTGAGTATCTACTGAACCAGCGCCATTACCGTCAAACATATGCTTAGTATTATCAGCACCGTATTCACTAATAAATTCTTGTACGTCAGCACCATTTTTAATAGGATGACCAATAATTTCACCCATCCAGTGCAACATACCCATTGAATCTGCTTCACCGCCTGTAACGTCTTCAACAATATCAGGTGTGGTTATAGTGCGGTCACCACCAAGCCAACCTTCTATCCAATCTTTAAACCATTCGGTTTTTACAAGCCAACTTAATCCCCCTAAAGAACCGCCAATAGAAGTTAATATTAATGGTAATTTATTTGATTTAAGTGTTGACATTCTAGTACTATCAAACTTTTGTTTACTATTACCACGTTTAGCTTGTAGTTTTGCTCTTGTATCACTCGCCTCATCTTCATTAATTATTGAAGAATCTTTTAAACCCCAACTTTCATCCAATTCATTTAATTCATAATCAGACAATTCAACTATATTACCTTCAGCTTCATCAACAACCGAATATACACCTGTTAATTCAACATCTAAAAAATGTTTAACATATTCTCTAAGGTCATTGATAATACCATTTGCCACATCAATAGGTAAATATCCTTCTTCGTTTGGGTTTTTAGATGTTGAGGCAACAATAGAATCATATATTGCCGAAATATACATTACAGTATTTAAAAATTCGAGTTCGTTTGTTGTGTTAGGAAACGTTGGGTTTTTTTCTTTAATTACATTATCTAAAGTCTTAATAACCTCATTACCCTTTTTATCAATAACTTGTTGAATCTTAGCTACAGCTGCTTTTCGCAATTTACCACTAAAATCAAATTTACCGTTAACCTTATATCTACCTAATTTAGATAAAAGACCCTTAATACTTTCCAAGGCACTTTCATTTACAGTACCATCTTCATTAATTAAGTTTTCATCAGAGCTAACTGTTTCATTTAAAATATGATTTATGATGCGGTTATGTTGCTCAGTAGTTAATATTATTTTTTGTCGCATAATTTTTTATTATAAATATCTTATAATTTCATTAAAATATCTTTCTGTTATAATTAATTTTGTTAAACAATATAAAAATAAAACCCCTAACTTGTTAGGTTAGGGGTTTTATTTTAAATATTTATTTTATATGTTTTCAAATGAAGCACCTGTATTCATAATGTTAAATTCAATTTGAATAAACTCTAAACTCCTTGTTGGTTTAAGATAAATTTTACCAGTTAATTGATTTCTATCAATATCTTCAGGGTCATTGCTAATAACAACTCTAAAGTCTGTTAATCCTCTTTCGCTTCTAATATTATCCAAGATTGGATTTACCAATGCTAAGAATTGATTTCTAACAATTGTATCATTTTGTTCGAACAACAATCTGATAGATACAGCGGAAATAAGTTTTCTTGCTTGTAAAAGAAGTCTTCTAACATTTATACGGTTAAGAGCGCTATCTTTAACTTGAAGAGTTTTATTACCCCAAATTTTAATACCTTCAGATGTAAACGTTGCAATTGGGTTGATTCTATTTTCGTAAAGAGCATCTCTTTCAGAAAGAGTAAGTTTTTTACGAGCTTTAATAGCGTCAACATCACCTCTTTGTATACCAGCAACAGCAAACCAAGGGAATGCAATATTGTCGGTTAATGCTATATTTCTAACAACATCTCTTGTAGGTGAAACATAAACATATACATTATTTTCAGAATCCAAAATTTGAATCCATGGCCAATATGTTGCGGTGTAATTAGAATCAAAAGCATCAGACAATTGGTCGGTCACATCATCTATTGTTAAAATACTTCCAGCCGCATCAGTATCTGGTGTTGTAACAATATAAAGCGAATCACTTCTGTCTTGTTCAACCATTTCAATTGATGCTTCAACTAAATTTGAATTATCAAAAGTATCAATACCTGGTGTGGCAAACACATTAATGTTAACTGCTTCTGGATTTCTAAACGTCCATATAGCTTCCAAATAAGCATAATAATCTGAATTTATACCCAAATCACCATTACTAAGTGTTTTGTTTTCAAATGTACCAGAAATTAGACCAGCTTGACCTTTAGCTCCATTTATAATAAAGCTATCTAAATTACTTCTTCTTGTGCGATAAACATCCCATCCGTCAAAACCACCATATGGTGCACTTGAAAATTTACGAGAATAAATTTTTTCATACGGCCCATTAAGTAATCCAGCTTCAGTCGTAAAATCCCAGTCACCTGTTTCAAATTGAAATATTGGACTGTAAGTATTACCACTTGAATCAATTACAATCTTAACACCATCAATTGTTGCAGCGCTAGCATTGATATCCATGTGGAATCCTTTAGTTAAACCAGTCCATTGATTATAGCTTTTTCCATTTGGTATACCCTTGTAATCAAAGAAATCAGAGTCAATACCTACGGTATTAGATAACCCTAAATAAATTTTACGTTTATTATCAAAAGTACCATAAGATTCCTTATACATAATACTTGGGGATAATACGCTAGTATTACTATTAATTTGATAATCTCTTATAGGAAATCCAATAAATCCAGCTGGAAACGCATCTGATGTATCAGAACTATCATCAAATTCAACTAAGACATATGATGATTTAGAACCGTATGTACCATCTAATGTACCAATTCTTCTACCAATATAATTATCTGATGTTGGATTCATTGTACAACGAGAAAAAACTTCCAATATATTTGGAGCCGCATCAGTATCATAAAATCCTCTTACGTAAACATCAAATTCTCTTGTGTCTGGTTTAATATTAGCAATTGAAATTTTAAATTGTTCATTTGCGGCATTACCATCAGATATCGTCCAAAGTCTAAATAATCTTAATAATTTATTACCCCTTAATTCGGATACAAAATATGGCGTTACAGCAGGTTGAAACTCTTGCTTATAATCAAAAAATTGTCTGTTATAGTTAACCAATGATAAGTTAATACCTCTTATTTTACCAGCACTATTAAGTGTGTTAAACATAGAATCAAATAACTCCTCAACATAAATAGCAGTTTTACCATTTTGTGCGGTTTTACCCAATACCTTAGGTAAATAGTTCTTTTGAGTCTTATCCATTGAACATGAATAATTAAACACCCCTTGTGTGCTTGATTTACCACTCAATGAAAAATAACCCAATGGATTATCTTCAGCATCTGTAATAGCTGGATTTAAAATAAGACCAGTTGACGCACTTACTTGAAATACTGGAACTTGAGAAACCGAATCAACGCTACCTCTTGAACGCAATAATGCAACCAATTTATTCTCAACATCAGAATAACTAGTACCACTGTTACTAATTGTATATCCAGAAGAAACAGCTGTAATCGTACCACCAGTAGTTATACTATAAGATGTTAATCTAAAACCAAATGTTGTTGCTGTAAATGAATTATTAATCTTTACGTATTCAGTAGTTACTTGAGTTGTTACACCAGTACCTAATGAAGCCAAAAACGAAAATGTTGTTGGACTACTAGCATACGCTTGATTAAACAATGCATTAACAGAAGAAACGGCTACTAATGTACCACCAGTAGTGGCAGTATAGCTAACTAATGGACTAACATTAGTTGTTGTTGACGCACTTATTGTAGATGTGTCTAATGCAGCATCTAAAGTGATACCCCATGCTTGACCACCATCGTAACCAGAAAATCCTAAGACTCTTGTTACAAATAATTGATTTGATTGTGAAAGATAAGATTTTGCAATGTATGGTAATTCATATAATGGCGAACCATTACCATCTGGACCACTAACTAATGTGTTATCCAAACCACCAAAGAAAGATTGAAACTCCCCATAATTACCAATAAAAATTGGTTGAAATGCTGGTCCTTTAGTAGTTTCACCCACTAAACCCAATGTTGTAACGCCAACTTGACGGGTTACAAATGTAAGGTCTTTTTCTGAGGTATAGACACCTGGACTAACGAATACTTTGTCTGCCATATTTTTTTTTTATTTTTTTATAATTATTTTTGTTTATTATAAATATTACACAAAAGTCGAAAAATAATATATGCAGATAATTATTTGAAAATTGATAATATACCTATAATTATTTAACCTAAAAAAGATGGAGCGCCTAATGTAACAGATTGTACACCACCTCGATGATTGTCTGGTGCGTCATCTGTAAATTATGGAACAACTATCACACCTATACTATCCGCTACAATATTATCAATATAAGAGTTATCAAAGCCCCAATCTTGAAACTCTTGCTCAGTTAGTCTATAGTTTCCATCTAAACATTGTTTTTCGTCTTCTGTTAATAATTTGTAATACGTGTTACATGTTGTTGCATTTGTTGGGAAACCTAATATTGTCACTGAAAGTTTTGTTGCTGTTCCCACAATTGGGAATACGATTGCTTGAATATTTACCATTTTATTTATAATTTAAATTATATATTTATTGCGTTATTTTAATAAACGACTTTTAAAAATTCACCTGTTCTATAAAACGCCCCAGCAATCAACCCTGCTGACAAGGCTGCTGCATTTGATGCGTATTCTGGCACTTGCCTAACCCTCAAATTTCCATTTATATCACATTTATTATTAAAATTTACTTCATTTGTGCTCATGGAAATACTAGTATTCCCACTACAACTAAAAATATTATTTGTATAAACAGCTGTGCATGCTGAAATAACATCTGATTGTTGATATATTGGTTGAATAATAAATGTTTCATTTATATTTGATTGGTTATTTGAACTCATATTGTATTACCTATTAATTCAAATTTGCCAGTATTATAATAATTTTTATAAACTCTTATCATTATGTTATCATTTGCACTTATTTTTATTGGCGTATTCATTATTAGCCCATCGAATACGCCTTGATTATTTATAAATATCGTAATTCTGGATATGTTTTGAATATTTAATAATTTAGTAAAATACATATCATATGCCGCTATAAATGTAAAACTATTTGTAGATTCTGGTTTAAATACGATTGTAAACGTCACACCATTAATATCTGAAACTGGCTCAAATATTACGTTTTTCATTAGCTTATCTTCAACTAATTCAAAAAACCCATACGTTCTATTTATAGTAGGAATAACTTCAAAATCTTCTTCATCTAAAAGATACCCCAATAATTTCATTTCAAACAATTGAACATACCATCTCGCATTTTCAAAATCGTCAATATTACTTTCATCAGTAATGCTTTCTAAATGAACAGGCATAGGATGTCCTTTTACATTTATATATGCTTGCCTAGATTGAAATTTTCTTTGAATTAAAGAATTTAGTTTATTGATATCCCTAGTTCTATTTGTAAAAAGTCTAACATCATAACTTAAATCAACAGATGTTGGTTGTGGTACCTTATATAAATCCATACCCTCCCTTATACCGTCCCATGTTGGAACTTTCATATAGGTATAGGTACGATTGCCTGGTATATTATAAAGTCCAGCTTGATTTTGACCCACTTGAATATCTGGCTTTCGTACAATTGTAATAAATGGTAATTGAATATCCTTATACTTATCGGTAAATTGCCAAGTTTTTGAAAATTCAGACCATCTTTGTATTGTTAAAAAAATAACAGGCACTTTTTGTCCGTCAATACTTATACTTAAATCATTGGTCACAAAATCATTAAATGTCTCATCCATGTCTTCTTCTGAAACACCTCTAGGCAAATAAGTGCCCTTATCCGCAATACCATCAAGAATTTCCTTCCTTCTCTCTGGACCAATTTTACCTACGTTTATATTGATGTTATTTTTAAATCCTTTTGGAACTGCCATAATATTAATTTTTTAAACACCTGAAAATTCTGATGCATCAACTGTAGCACAAAGTATTGTTCTAAATGCACCCTTATAGCCCATGATTGTATGCTTATTATCAAAGTTTTTTACACCATCATTAACCACACTAAAGTACCTAATGGTGTCTTCAGTAACAGGATACCCAATATAATCACCATAACTTATTTCTGTATCTAATTCTTTTAATTGAGCATCATATATACCAAAAGTTAATTGACCATCTTGAAGATATCTACCCGTACCATTTGAATTATAGCTTTTATTTTCTGCCTCAGCTAAAATAGGAACAACCTTAATCTCAATAGGTGGATAAAATCTAATACCATCTTTTGTAGCTTCACCATATAACTTATCAGATTCTGTCATATCACGGTCTACCCTATATAAAATAAGTGTAAAATTTCCATCACCCTCAATTGCTTCTCGACCTAAATCTTGCTCTAATTTAAAATCTTCATTAGAAAACCACTTATTGATTCTTGTTATTGGAATTATTTTATTATCAAGCATTCTTGTTTATTTTATTTTTAATAATTTTATTAATGTATTTATTACCGCAACCATATATTTTTGCAATTTCAACTTGTGATAAACCATTACTCAAATACGTCTTAATATCTTCTAAATTAATATTATATTTATTTGAATTTTCTTTCTTAATATTATATTTTTTTAAGTTATCTGATATAACAGTTCTATGACAACCATAATATTTTGCAATTTCATCAATTTTTAAATTATTACTTATAAATAAAATATATAATTCATTTTTATTAATTTTATATTTAAAATTACCATTATTTTCACCTTTATGGGTTCCATCAAGTTTAACCTTATTACTTCTTTTTATAAGTGTTTCTTTAGACAATCTTTTACCAAACATTGGATTTTTAACCCCAGTATTATTATTCCTCATTTTAATTAATGTTTCTTCATTAGGTTTACACCCTAAACAACCACCACCACCTTCAGTTATATTATAACCAATACTATGATTTGTACTATTGTATTCTTTAATCCAAAATATTTCTTTATTATTTAAATCATTTTTATTATTTGACCAATCAATTATTTCTTTTTTAAAATTTTCTTTACCGTATTTTTTAATTGCCCTTTTAATAATTGCACCAGAACCTAAATATTCAGGATTATTTTTTGAATCTTGACCAATATATATTTTCCCGTTAATTAAATTGGTTATTTTGTAAATAACCATTTTTTTTTCTAAAAAAAAAATCTTCTTCGGAGAAAAAGCGATTTATTCTTGTTATCGGTACAATTTTTTGACTTCCCATAATCTTTATTAATAAATATTTACATTAATCTAAATATTCTTAAACACTTGATTTTATTTATTTTTTTATTATATTATAACAAATAATATTGACTTAAAACACAAGTTTTGATTAATTTAGACGATTTAAAAGGACATGAAGCAATAACAATACTTGAAAATTATACAGGTATTAATCCATATATTCGAAAAATGCGTAATGATTATCTAAAAAATAAAAAAATTAGACTCACCGAAACGCAATCAAAATATATTATAGATAATTATCAACGTGACCCAACACTTATTAACAAAGTAATTGCAATAAGTAGTTTTTTAGGCGAAGAATTACAAAGACAAGAAGACTTATCATTTGTACCAGAAAGAATATTAGTAGAATATATACTAGCTGAAAATGATAAATCATATCATGTTTATGGAAAATTAAAAAAAAATCAAATAGATTCAAAAATGTATTGGTTGCCCAAAACACAAGTTATGGATGACCCATATTTTGAAAAACTAAATATAGAAGTCGATTTCACCAAATACAATAACGTATTAGCTAAAACAAATAAAAAACTTTATCAACACCAAGAAGAAGGAATTAAATTTCTTTTAAGTAGAAATGGTTGTATTTTAGCAGACGATATGGGTTTAGGAAAAGGGATTGTAAATAGTACATTGATTTACAATGAGTTAGGTGTAAAAAAAATGGGTGAAATTTTAGTTGGAGACAAAGTAATTGGGTCTGACGGTAAACCATATAATGTTATTGGAGTTTTTCCTCAAGGGAAAAAAGAAACATATAAGGTCACATTTAATGATGGTTATTCGGTAATCACGGATGATGTACATCTTTGGTCAGTATCATCTCCAAACTATGGTAAAAATAGAAAAAATGATAGAATAAAAAAATCATTAGTATTGTCAACTAAACAAATGTTTGAAGGTGGTAAAATAATGGTTAACGGTAGTAACTATAATAAGGATAAAAAATATGAAATTGAAACCTATTATAAATCATCCAACGGAAATAACAAGTGGCAAATACCCATAGTAAAACCAATTCAATTTGAAAACAATAACAAGTTGCCAATTGAACCATATCTACTTGGTTTATGTTTGGGTGACGGTCATTTACATGAAAAAAATTGTACTATTGTTATTAATAAAGATGATTACGATGAAATGTTAGGTCAATATAATATTAAACCAATAAAAACAAAAGAAAAATTATCTGGTGGAATAATTTATTTAGGTAAAGAAATTATTGATATTGGTTTAAGTGAATCTCGTTCACATAATAAATTTATACCTGACATTTACAAGTATTCATCAATAGAAAATCGATTATCAATATTACAAGGGTTAATGGATACTGATGGACATTGCATGTTATCAGAAAACGGAAATTTTACAGGAACTGAATATTCAACAGTATCTGAAAAATTAGCTGATGATGTTGCGGAAATTGTACATTCATTGGGTGGTATAGTAAGAAAAAAAAGTAAGATTGGCTCATATAAAAATAAAGATGGTATTAAGGTAATTTGTAAACGTGCCTATAGGTTAAATATAAAATTACCATCAGGAATGAACCCATTTAGATTAAAACGAAAAGCAGATAGATATAATGAACCCAAAAAATATCCCACAGGTAGGTATATTTCTAAAATTGAAAAATATGGCGAAGATGAATGTACTTGTATATCCGTAGATTCCCCTGATAAATTATATGTAATCCAACACGCCATAGTTACACATAACACCACGCAATCTATTGTTTCTGCTATTGAAAGTAATGCTAAAAACATATTAATTGTATGTCCATCGGCAGTAAAAATTAATTGGAAACGTGAAATTGAAGTTTTTTGTGATGATGTTGTTATTGTTGAAGGTAAAAAATGGCAAAAAGCCAAATTTACTATTATAAATTACGATATACTTAAAAATTTTCATACACTAGGTGATGGCAAAAAGAAAAACGACAATGACCCAATATTAGAACTTAATCGTCATCTTGTAAATTCACATTTTGACTTAATAATTGTTGATGAAGCTCATTATCTAAAAAACAATAAAAGTATTAGAGGTGAAATTATGGTTGATTTAGTTGTAAATTATAATGTTGAAAAAGTATGGCTACTTACAGGTACTCCCATAGCCAATAGACCAATGGATTTTTTTAATTTACTTAAGATTATAAGGTCTCCAATAGCTAATAATTGGCAATATTTTGCCACAAGATATTGTGATGCTAAACGATTTACCAAAACGCTTAAAAATGGGCAGAGAAAACAAATT